TTACTTAATGGTTTTTCTGGTAATTTATTTATAGTTTTAATTTTTATACATCTATTTGTTAATGGATTTATTACTTTTCCTTCGGGACATTTTTTATCAGGTTTACTTAATGGTTTTTCTGGTAATTTATTTATAGTTTTAATTTTTATACATCTATTTGTTAATGGATTTATTACTTTTCCTTCGGGACATTTTTTATCATTTTTGATATTTAATTTATTATCTTTATTTTTTTTAACATAAATAACTTCTCTCTCTCCTTTATTAAAAGAAAAACATAAATCATTTATATTCATTTCATCTAATATACATTTTTTTGGATTTAAACAAAAATCTTTATTTTTTATAACATTCCAATCATATTTTATTAATTCACAAGGTATTTCTATATTATTTTTTTTAAAGAATTCTTCGGCTGGAAAATTACTTGGATAAATAGAATCAGCTTCTTTAACTATTTTACCAGATGGTATATTAAAATACCAATATTCATTATTAACAAGCATTTTTTTCCAATCTTTAATCTGTGAATTAACTTTAATATTTGGATCTATTGTAGTTCTTGTCCATCCATTATACACATATTTATCACCTTTACAAGTTATACCAGAGATTGAATGACCACCAACATTTGAATTATAATTTGCTAATAAAATAGAATCTTGTACATAAATATCTTTATTATTCTTAACTTCATTATTTAAAGTAGAAAAATTTTTTAAACAATCGATGGTGTTATTATTATAATAAATGCTGTTATTATTTATTTTATACCAGGAAGGATACTGTGTATCGTCTAATTTTTCTTTAATATTTATAATAACAACATCCGGATTTTTAAAATACTTAATTATTGTTGAAAAACTTTTTATTTTATTATATAAACTTATAGTTCCTGTATTATTAAGCGATACTATTTCAAAATTATTAAAAAGAGAATAGTATAATTTTTTTGTTTTAAAATCTAAATCTAAATATAATACCTTTACGCCTAGTAATTTATAAATTTTTCTTATATATAAAGCTGATTTGTACCCAAATTTATTTATGTCAGGATCAATAATAAATTTTTTTTTATTATAATTATATAATTCTTTTAATATAAATTCAGGTCTTATTTTGTCAAAATATTCATAATCTTTAAAAATTTTATCAGTTCTAAGATATTTATTATGTAATATATATTTAATTGTATTTAATACTTTTATTTTTATATTCCATTTATTAGATTTTTTTAACAATAATTTACGACTTTCATCGCTGTATAATAAAGCCATTAAAATACTATTAAACCAACATGTTGGTCCATATTGTTTTAATGAGATTATATTTTTACAGTTTTTAATCATTCTATATATAAGGGTGATTTATTATATAAATAAGATTCAAGATGATATATAATTTCGAAAAAACATTAGATGAGACAACTAAAATACGAAAAAAATATCCAGATAGAGTTCCTGTTTATATTAAAAGAGCAATTGGATGCGAATTTTCACTAATAGATAAAAATAAATTTTTAGTTCCAAATGATTTAACAATTGGTAGTTTTATAACAGTTATAAGAAAACGAATAAAACTACCACCAGAAAAGGCATTATTTATATTTATTAATAATGTATTACCCCCTTTAACAAGTTTAGTTATAAGTTTATACAACGATATGAAGGATAGAGATGGTTTCTTATATATTTATTATAACGGAGAATCAGTTTTCGGAAATTTCTAATTTATCTAAAATTAATAAGAGTTCTTTCAAAAATTTTTTAGGATATTTATAATTTTTATAGAATTCTTCTAAATTTTTTTTTAATTCTTCTTTTTTAATATTTGAAATTTTAATAAAATCGATATTTTTATTATTTAAAGTAATAGAACTAATTATTAATGTATGTACAAAACATGATATTTTTATTAAAGTTGCTTTTTTATTATTAAACTTACTTATTAAATACGGATTATTTGAACTAACATAATCAATGTTAAGTTTAATAATTTCTGCATAATTTATTGTATAGAATGTAAAGATTTTACTATAATCAATATTTTTAAATATTTCTATAATTTTTTTATAATTATAATTTATACTATGTATAATTAGAATTATAAAATTATATAGTATGATAAATATATTTGTGTATATGTAGTTTTGTAACCCATTTTTCGAATAATCAACCATATAATCAATAATATAATATAAAATTTTTTTTTTTATAGAATATTTATATTTTATACACTCTTCTTTTATTATAAAAATGCAAAAGTTTTTAATAGATTTTGAATCTTCGTAAATTAAATTTATTATATCAAATTCTGATATACTTATATAATATTTATAATATTTTTTTGACACATTAGATATTTTTATAATTGACTTATAAGTAAGTTTATTTAATATTTCTTCACATATATCGTCGTTTAATATATCAAACATTTAGTTTATTATAAAAATCTTAAGAAATTCATTTTTTTTATGTTTTCAGAAACATTATAATATGTTTTAAAAATATAACAGATAATAAATAATTATATATAGTAATAATAATGAGTAGTTATAAAAAAAAAAAATATTCAATACCTAAATATAACATTAAACTTGATAATATAAATACAACTATTAGTGATTCTATACAATATTATGATATTGAAAATAAAGGTTTATTAAATTTAATAAAAATTAAAAATATTAGCGAAAAGTCTAGCAAAAGCAAAAGCAAAAGCAAAAGAAAAAGCGAAAGCAAAAGCAAAAGCAAAAGAAATTCTACTAAAATAAAAACAATATAATTATTCTATATATTTATGTGTTTTTCTGTTAATATTATTTTTTCAGATTTAACATTATATTGACATACATTATTTGCAAAGAATGATAAAACTGATATGTGTTTATGAAAATCATTGTCTAGGAAGTTCAACAATTTCCTAATTTTTTGGTTATATTTAAAAATAGAATAATTTTAAATCATAATTTACAAGAATTATTTGATAATAACAATATTATTTATCTAATATTATTTTCATCAATTCTATATTAATTTTAGGTAATTCCGGAAAACATTCCCACAAATGTGTTTTTAAATAAGTATGAATTTTATATTTTAATGGAAACATATGATAAAGACCTAAATTTTCATTATCCATAAATTTAACTAATTTATAATTCAATAAATTCTTACTAGATTTTGGAATAACAATTAACAATTGTAAGTCATTTGTAATATATTCACCTTTTTTTTCTACAATAGGTGCATTATTTCCATATAAATAATTTGAAATATCTTTTATAGTTGGTGGATAATTATATGGATAATACCATGTATGATCAATTATATTATTTTTGTAATAATTATATGTCCAAAATATACCATTTATAAAATTAAAAGAAGCACAGTTAATAATATGCGAATTAATATAAATATTTGTATTAAATTTATTTTTATAGTATATATATTTCCACGATTTCACATTAGAATATATAGCTTTAGCAATAATATCTTTATTTTTTAAGGCATAATATTCGGAATTATTTTTGCTGTTTGGAAAATTTTTGTTTAAATATGTTCTATTTGCAATAAATAAATCATTTTCTTCAGTTTGTGATAATAAATTGAATATTTCTGTTAAACATTTGTAATTTATAATACTATTATAAACTAATAAACCATAATGACTTATTGCTTTTTCGGTAATACTAATTAAATATTCAAGACCATTATTTTTAATATTTAATGTAAGTAAATGCGGAATAAAATCATTTCCTAATAGTGAGCACATAACACAATAACTTTCTATCAAATCATTGGAATTATTAGAAAATAAATCGGTATATAAATTTTTATCTAGATTCCAATCAAATATTAAATCATTAACAATTGCAAATCTAAGTTTAGTGACATTAACATAGTTATATTCAATTTTGTCATTTTCTTTTTTTTCACGCATTAAATAAATATTATCTCTATGTGAAATTAAGGCTAATATAATTAGATCTGCATCCAACCCGTGAATGATAATTTTTTTATTATTATGTTCTGTTCTAATTAATCTAAAAATTTTATGTTCGCCTTCGCCGTTATTTTCACTACCATTATAATTAATTATGCAAGTTTTAGTATTATATCTAATTTTATTTTTCATAAATATATTAAGTTCGTTCATAAAATCTGTACCAGGAGTTATGGCATTTGAATCCCATGACGCATTTTCGTCATCTATTAATTTTCTATAATTAGATAAATATCTTCTTTTTCGCTGTTGAATAATTTTAGCAAGTGGTGCAATACCGTCAACACATATATTTAATGCTTTAGGGTTAAATTTATCAATATTATCTTCTATAAAAGTCCATAAATTGTTAAATATTATTTCATTAGACGAATTGTTTATACTACTTATTGGATGTATTATCCCATTAAAATCAAAATAAATTATATCAGGTATAAAATTGATATTACTTAATAATATATTTTCATATTTCTTAGTTAATACATAAAAATAATAAGGAATTCCCATTTTAATTATAATATATAGTTTAATTTTAAATAAATTTTCATTTTTTTTATTTTGTTTTAATTAGATAGAAATAGAATAATAATTTAATGGCTTCTAAATTACTAAACGCTGTAATTGGTTGTACACAATCCAAATATGCCGCAATGATATTATCTTTAACAGTATTGTTATTATGTTTATCAATTCTATTTATGGAAAGTGATTATTCGTTGAGTAAAAAATTATTTGCAATATTATTAATATTAGTTATGTTGCTGCCCGGATTAATATTAACACTAGTTGAAATAACTTGTATAGTAACTGGTGTACAAAATGGTAAAAATTGGTGGTGTTCTTTATTAGCATGGATAATTGCAATATTTATATTTGTATATTGCATAATGATATTAGTAACTAGTGTTAATAGTCATTACACATATAAATCGGCTGGAAAAAAAATACACGATTATGAAAAAGGGAAGGTGATGTCACAAGAAGACGCCAATGATGTTGCCGTATCTATGTTATATGATGATATTACAAATCGCCCTATTAATAGTGGTCAACCACGTGGTGCTAAACATATTGTTCATAGACCTCCTCCCTCTGGAACTAGACCTCAGAATGCTGTAGGACCATATACGGAAGATGTTAGACCTCATACGTCTGACGATGACATATTAATTGACAAAATACAACTACCCGCACCCATTGTAAGACCTCCGCCGCCTCCCGGTGTAAGACCTCCGCCTCCTCAAGGTGTAAGACTTCCTCCTCCTCAAGGTGGCCAACTACCCAGACCGCCTCCTCAAGGTGGCCAACTACCCAGACCGCCTCCTCAAGGTGGCCAACTACCCAGACCGCCTCCTCAAGGTGGCCAACTACCCAGACCTCAACCC